TTATGCTCCTCGCGTAAGGGTTGGTCAATCACGTTAGTCTTGTCGCCGGGGGACTGAATACGGCAATAGACGTTGCCCTTGTTGGGGCCGTCCTCACGCTCGTAAAACTCAACGTGCAGTTGGGCGTCGGCGTTACTGATGTCGCTATCTAATGGCATTGTCCTTGCTCCTGTGGGGATTACAGGTTGTTGACCTGTGTGATGGTACAAATGACCGAGGGGATCGCAGGCCATACGCTTGTGGCGCTGGCCGCAAGAATTCTAACGTTTGTGTCATCCGTCGCCCACATCAATTCAACGTAATGAGTAGGCTCAAGCTCAATGATGAAGTTCCACGCGGCGACGGTACGCGCTGCGGTGCCTTGGATGGCGACCGTGCTGGCGGTGTTGGCGACGTTAGTGCCGTTTTTACGCAACCAAATGTAGATATTGCCTGTGCCGCCAGAGGTTTTGTCTAACTGTGCCGAAAACTGCACGTTGTAGACGCCTTGGTAATCAACAACCAAGCGGGACGACGGCGATCCGATAGATACGCCGTTGCTGCTATCGGTGGTGTTAAAAACCATGCCGTAAGCGGTGTTAATAGATGCCGCCGTTTGTAACGTCGTGTCGCTAAACGCACCGTAATGCAGAATCGGTACCGAGCGGCCAAATCCTTGCAGTTCTTCCCATAGCGTATTGCTGACGGCAAAAAACATTGCGGAACAATCAGCATTGATCGTGCCAAAGCCTGCGTTGTTAATTGTGTCGGTCGCGCTATATGGGTATACCGTCAGCGGGTTGACGCCGCTGTTTTTAACAATAATCGTCTCGCCCATCTCGGCCTTTGGCAGCTTAACGCCAGCGCCCGAGGCAGTTGTTGTGACGTTCGTGTAGACGTAAGTGATTTGCGTCGCATTACCTGCCGACGTCCCCGCTGCTGATACCGACGCTATACCGTCGCCGCAAATGCTAACGGTAGACAGTTGGCTAATGCCGCTGCCGAGTACGCGAGAGGGAATAGCCATCAGGCTGCCATCCGTTCGTGGCGCACTCGCATGATCTCGGCAATCAAGCCGGGGCCACGCGCATCCACGTTGATATCGCCCATCACCTCAAAGAGCTTCTGGAATTCGTTGGCCTGTTGGGCCATCGCCATGTTGCAGTTGAACTTTTTGCCGGTTGGGCCGCCCACATGAACGTCAATGGATGGGCCGGTGAATTCTCCGGTAAAACGCTTCAAGCCATCTGCCCGGTTGCAACTGTCGTACCCGTACAGCACGAAGTTGCGGAACCCGAGCAGATAACCAATGTTGATGGCACGCAGTCCCGATGTCGTCCCGCCACCCACAGCCAATTTGCCGGGGCCAATCGCCTGCATCTCGGGGCCTTCTGCCCATGAGTGCCATAGCCATACGTTTTTTCCTTGTAGGTAGTCAAACGTCACGGGCGGGCAACGCGAGGCAACGAGGTACACGGTACGATCGTTCGCCTTTTGGATGCCGCTAGTGCGGTCACGCGGGTCAAGGTTGACCCACATATCAGGCTGGATGCCGTTCTCGCACAGGAAGTCATGCGCTGCCTTGACTGCCACAATAGGCCGACCGGCTTTGCGGTGCGCTCTGATTTCCTCTACGAAATCGGGCATAGACCACCCGCTCGCCACGCACACGAATGTTCCATCGTGCTTAATGGGAGCGGGGGCCAGTTCTGGCAGACCACGGCCAAGCGCCGAGCGAATGTTGGAGCAAAGCTCCTCCGCTGTACCCGCCGCCTGTACCGTGATCTCCAGAGGCTGCATCGTTAGAACCCGACAACGCCCGTGGCGATGTGCGGATAGCCCGCGATGCAAGTGACCGCAGAGGCCGAAGCCGCCGAGGTCGTGGCCACAAGGCCCGCCACCAAGCCACCCGTCACCGTAGCGTCGTCAAGCGACCCTGCGGTTGCGGTGGTGAACAGCGGGACGTTCGGCTGGCAGCCGACCAACACGCTGACACGCGGCTTGCCGCCCAACTGCACCCAGCCGTAGTAGGCCGAGGCAATGGACGCTTGAGCAAAACCAACCGCCTTTGAATTGGCAGAGTTGGTCGTGGTCAACGGGGCCACCGTGTTGTTGACGTTGACAGTTACAGCCGACCATTGAGCGCAGGTTGAAGCGGCCTGCACATAAATGGCTTGACCGCCATCGCTCAAGTTGACAACGGTGCCAACAGCGAACGAGGGCGAGGTATCGGTGTAATCAAGAGAAACACCGATCATATTGCTAACAGAAATAGACACTTTGATGCCCTCCTTAAGCGATCAACACGCCTTGGAACTGGCCGCCCGAGCAGGTGAGGTTACCGGCCCAGCCAATCAGTTTAACAATGGCGTCTTGGTTGACGGCCTGCCGCTCGCCACCGATCGGCACAAAGTTACGATCTTTGTGCGGGCGGAAGTGCAGGTACTTGGTGTTGAGGAACCACATATGGTTCGCGTTGCCAGCACCGCTGTTGTACGACGAGGAACCGATACCACCGTCCAACACAACGTCGGACGCCATACCAGCACCGTAGTACTTGAGCGAAGCGAAGCCCGCGCCAGCGAGGCCCGAACCACTCTCGGTAATACGCTGGATCGCTTGGAGCGATTGCAGGTAGAAACGATAGTAGTTGTTGTCGGCCACGATCAGGTCAGGCTTGTCGGTGCCACGCACCAACTGGACAGCGAGAGCGTCCATGTAGCCTTGGATCGTCGTGGACGAGACAGCGCCCGCACCACCGCCATCAGCGGCAGCCGAGAACTTCTTGCTCTGCCAGAACGTCCACACGGCGCGGTTGATGCCGCCGTAGGTGCCGACAGTCGGGTCATCCGGCACAGCAGCAGCAAGACCCGTGAGGTTCTTACCCGCGTTGCCGGTGCCGTCGCCGTACAGGTCGCCCGAGATGCGGTTGGCGAGTTGAGCCTCAGCAACAGCCATACGGCCGTCAAGGAGGTCAATGATCGCTTCCTTACCCGAGTTCTGAATCATCTCCAGACCCGAGATGGTCACCGCAGAGGCGTACTGCGTGATGCTGAACTGCGCCGACGAAATCGGGCTGTTCTGGCCGACGTTCAACACCTCGTATCCCGAGTAGGAATTCGTGTTGTTGGTGGTCGGATCGTTGTACATGATTTCTTGCAAAATCACGTTACCGCCCGAGAACGTCTTGACGTTCCCGCGCTCCTTCAAGCGACGAAGCAACGCGTTGTTGTTCGTCACGTTGTCAGCGAGTTCGCCGCTACGGCTCTGAATGGTCGTAGCGATGATGTCGCTGATACTAGAGTTGGCATAAGCCATTTAAGTTACTCCTATATCAGTTAATTACATTCGCGCTTCGGTTTCGCTTAAAAGCTCATCCAAAAGCGCACGACGGTCGCTAGTTTTGGGAGCCGTGTTTACGCCGGGTGTGGCGCTTCTGACACTCACCGCTGCTGCTCGGGCGGCTTTCGCTGCCCTGTTTTGCTCTTTCGCCTGTTTGGCGGCGACTTCGGCCTGTTGGGCCTTGTTCATCTGCTCAAACAAGTTAGGATCAAGTCTAATGGCTTTTTCATAGGCATCGTCTAACGTCTGCGCGACCCCGCTCTGTAGGAGTTGGATCATGGTCGGTCGGACATCCTCAAAATACTCGGCCTTTAGACTAAATTGGTTGATTTCGTTCAGCAGTTGTTGGTTTTCGGCCATCTCCTGCTGTTGCTTCCAGCCCATGACTTCGCCACGGACTTTGTTCAGTTCGTTTTGCAACGCCCATACGGTCGGGTCTACCGCTTGCTGCTGCGGAGCCTGTCCCGGTGCGGCGGTCGGCTGCACAGCACCCAAGTTGATGCCATACGACTGCGCGAGTTGCTGGAAATACACCATGCGCGTCTGCGGGTCGCTGTTACGCAACTTGTGGTCGGCTTCCATCAGGGCGGCAACGGCCTTATCGGGCGTCAATCCAAGCCCCTGAATGGTCGTCATATACGGCGAGATGGCTTCCTGCATCGCATCGGCAAACTGCGCCTTGGAGAGCAGCGGTTCCACGCCCGCCCGCATCTGCTCCTCACGCTGCCATGCGTATTCCTGCATTTTCGGGTCGGCTTTCTGCCAGATTTCGTGGTAATCCTTCTTCCACGACGCCGGCGGACGCTTCCAGACAGGCGGTTCTTCCTCCACCTGCAATTCTTCAGCGGGTTCCTCGGCCTTCTGTGACGTAAAGCGCCCTTTCGGGTCGCGCACCACGGGTTCAATCGGCTCGCCCTTCTCTGCGGCCTCTAATCCTTGCTCCAGCATCGCTCGTCGGTCTACGACCTCGGCCTGTGGGGCGTCGTCTCGTTCCATTTGCTCATCCACGATTAGCCTCTCCTGTGGGGATTGGTGAAATTTACTTGCTGGCGCAGGTCGCGCAGTATGCGATCCGCTTGCTCATTGGTCAGTCGGGTGTTGACCATATGCTTGATGCGCTCAAGTCGGGTATCTACCGACTTTTCACGCCGAATGTGCTTGCTCGGGTCGTCGTTGCCGACTTCCTCACAGCCGTGCGCTTTCAAATGGCGTCGGTGTTCCGATCGGGACGTCACCATCTTGCCGTCAATCATGCTCTTGTATGGCACGATGTCAGGCACGACGTAGTGATAACGACCCTTGTCGTCCTTTTTACGCTCAACAAACTCGCCGTCTATGTAAACGTAGGTGCGTTTCATTGATTAAACGTAGTCGGGGGTAGCGTTTTGTTCATTTGCGCGATGATCAAGCGCGTTTGGGCGTCCATATCGGCCTTGTACTTGGCGGCTTCCTGCTGGCTTTGCAGCTTCATGGCCTCCAACTGCGCCTCAAACTGCTGCTTTTGCTGCTCCATCGCCATCTTGGTCTGGTTCTTGAGCTGCTCCATCTGCATCTGCTGTTGCAGTTTGGCCTGCTGTAGTGCGGCCTCCATCTGCATACGGCCCTGCTCCATCTGACCCTTCTGCTGCAACTCGGCTTGCTTGCCCTGTTGCTCGCCGTCTGGGCCTTGCTGCATCGCCGCTTGCTGTAACTGCTGCAACGTGGAGTCAATCTGCCCTTCAATCGGTCGTGCGGCCTTAAATGCCTGCATACCAAAGCGCAGCAACTCCATCATCATCGGCACCATCTGCGGGCTGGCCTGACCCACCGGCAGGGCTTGCGCGAGGAAGCCACCAAACGCTTGCAGGAACTGCATACGATCCTGCTTCATCTGGTTCTCGTCCAACATCACAAGGCTGTCGGCGGCAATGTCCACGCGGAAGTTACGCAGCGGCTTGTCGCGCAGCAGTTCAATGGCCTGCGGGATCAGTTGCTGATCGGCAGGCGTCATCTGGCTCGCAGCGGCGTAAGCAAGGATCGTCTCGGGCTGGTAGTGCTTGCACATCACCTGCGCCTTGAGACGAATCAATTCCGATGCAAAGAGGGCAACGTCCTCCTGCATGGAGCGCAGTCTTAATCCCGCGTACTGGCCTTTGATTTGCTGCGCTGTCGCGGTTTCCGAGGCGAACGAGGTGCCGCGGATGATGTCCGAGATGCCCGTGATTTCGTAGATTTGGGACTTGATGTCTTCTCTGGCTCGGTAGCAGTTGAGGAGTGCGTTTGCGAGGGTATCCAGAGGTAGCAAATCAATGCTTCCTTTAAGGCCACCCTTTTCGCTGAAAGCCATCCACTTATCAACTGGAATAAGCGCATTGTTGTCGCCCTCCGTCATCAGCCGTTGCAGCGCCGGTTGGCTGGCGTCGTACACGCCGCGCACACGCAGCGCCTTCACTAGCCCGTCAATGCGGTCGGACAGGATGTCCAACTCCATCGCCTGATCTTGGTACAGGATGAAATCGGGGACAGGAACGAGGGTGTCGCTCGTCGTCGTCGCAAAAAGCGGCTTCGGGCAGGGGAAGAACCCTTCAAGGCCGAGCGGGTCGTCGCGCACATCAATGATCTGCGGCATCCCCTTGCAGAACCAATAGACCTTCTGCGTTTCCTTGTCCCAAAGTTCACAAATCTTTGCACGGTTGTAGGTGCGTTTGGCCTCGTTGTAGGCGTTCAGCGGCTCTGGGCCTTGGTCTAACGGAATCTTCCGCGCCATTTCGTCGCCAAACCGTTCTGCGAGGGCTTCCTTGGTCATGTAGACCCAGCGCCACACTTGCGACACTTCTTCCCATGTGCGGGCCTGTGAGTGTCCAAAATCCTTCCAATGGACGTAATCGGTCGGGGCGCACTCGTACTCAATGCGCTCTAGGTCAGGCGGCGCACCCTCACCCTGCTCAATGTTAGAGGTAATGGATAAGCCATCGTCCTCAATGCCAATCGGGGCAACGTGCGGCTCGTAGCGCACCCATGCCGTACCGCGACCACCGAGGAACCGATCTTCCACGGCGTAAGCCATAGTTGAGCGAAAGTCGGGGTAATGCTCAATCTCAAAGTCAATGGCGCGTTCAATCAGCAGCCCTGCCACGCGGCCTACGGGGTCGTTATCGCCAAAGCGGCGGCTGATGTCGGCCTTCGGAAGTTTGGCGTAAACGGCAGGCTTGAGCGTCTGGACGTTGCTCCACAGGATGTTAAAGCGGGCGGCTTCGTTGCCACCCTGTCCCCGAGAGTCGTCACGGTAACGCTTAACGATCTTCTTGGTTCGCGCCGTCCATTTGGCGAACTCGTTGTCGTACTGCGCGACGACCTTCAGGTATTTCTCAAGCTCGGGTTGCAGTATGCCTTCCATTAGACGTAATCGCTAAACAGTCCAACAACCGACATAGAGGCGTTGCCGCTGCAAGTGGCGCTAATCTGCCCCTTGGTGGCTACGTTCAACTCCACGCTGTAGACGCCTGCGGCGGTCGTGGCCGGGAAACTAACGAGGGTCGTGTTGCCGTCCTTCAGCAAGCACGTTGCCTCGGTGTTGCTGGCGACGTTGACGACCACGCGCTGAATGTACGCCCCCACCGAGCCAAAAGCGGTGGTAGACGTTGCGGCCACGGCAACGTAGTTATACCGAGTCGGTGCGTTCGTACTCATATCCTTGCTCTCCTGCTAACGGTGCGGTCGTGAGCCTGCCACATATCGTTCAGGGTCACGGTGTTCTCTGGCCCCACCATCAGCGGTTTCACTTCAGGCGCTGGGGGCTTGTCAGCGACTTCAGACCATGATACCGCAACCATACGGAAAGCGTCACTAGGGTGTGACGTCCAATCGTGGCGCGGTGACTGACGATAGGCGCGTTTATCTTCGTCGTATTCGCGTTGATACTGCCGCAGCGCCTCAATGCCATCACGGCAACGCTCGGCGTCAAACCACACACGCGGCAACATCATGCGTACCGCTTGGATGCCCGACTGCACACCGATGTCGGGGACAACGGCAAGTTTGGCGATATCCAGTTGCGCGGCTAATTGCTCAATAATGCTCTTGCCGGTCTGCAAGCTCTTGGCTCTCGCGTCATGCGGTAGGTAGTGCTTGGCGTAGCGGTACGGCTTGTTGCGTACCACATCGGCAATCGTGTGGATGTCCTCGCCCGAGACGGCGTAAAAGTCTATGACGCGCAACTCTCCACGGGCGACCTGATAGAACCAGATAGCGGTGTCGTCGCGGTAGCCCAAGTCCCACGCGGTATACGTCGGCAGGCTCGGGTCGTACGGTACGTTGGTGATACGGCCTTGGTCTTGCGCCTCGCGCATCTCCTTGCCGTAAAAAGCGCCAAGGATCGCAGCCTCAAAGCTGCACTCGTACTCCTGTAGGTACTGATCCTCGGCCAACTGCGCTCTCGCAGCGCCTAGTTCGCTGCTGGGTAGTAACCCGCTGGTAGATGCGGGGAGGCGCAACAGGAACCATTCATCGGGTAAGCGTTGGGCGGTCTCGTAGATTTCCCAAAACTGGTTCTTGCCCTTTGGTGTACCTCCAAAGACACACCAGCCCTGCTTGTCTGACAAGGCCGGGCGTATGACGTTCCCAAACACGCTCGGCTTAAAGTCGCCGTATTCGTCAAGGTATACGCCCGAGAATCCGAGGCCGCGCATCGCGTCAGCATTGTCAGCGCCAAACAAGCGGATCTGCGCGCCGTTGATAAGTGTGATGGTCAACTCTTGTTCGTTGACCGATTGGATAATGGGCTGTGCGCCGTCCTTAAAGTATTGCCATGCAACAGCCTTGGCCTGCGACCTGTAAGGACTGACGTATCCGAATAGACCATACGGCCCTTGATACATCGCAGCAGCGCGGATCATGTCGTTGACGGCGGCGACGGTCTTGCCTGCGCGGCGATGTGCGACAAGGCAAGCCCAGCGTTTCGTGCGCTCATGAAACGGCATGAACGCCTTGCGTGGGCGGTAAGGCAAAATTATTCGGGAGCCATCCATCCGATCTGTACCTTGACCGGGCCGTTGTTCTCGCCTGTTAGTTGTTGCTTATCAGTTTGACCAAGATATTGCTTACCCAACCAGACGAGCATGGTCGGATTGCCGCCCTCGGCTGCTGCCCATTGCAAGCGACGGAGCGACATTCGGCCATTCTCTATCGCTCTTTTATATAGTTCGCAAAACTTTTCGTCTCGCAAGAGCGTGTCCACACTACAGCCGAGAAATGCAGCAATTTCTTCTTGCGTGCATTTCATCTTTCCAAGACGCTCAACATCCTCGTAATTGATCTCAAATCGGGGGCGCCCGCCGCCTTCGCCTTGCTGGCCTTGCTTTGGCAACCCGGTGCGTTCGCTAATCCTTGTTTGTGCGCGTTTAGCCATATTTATGATTCAATTTTCTCAAATCTTAAATCAATGTTCCAAGGACGCAACAATTCTATCAGTTCTGGATGATTGTTGGGGTTTTCGCTCAATTTCTTTATTGCAACGGGGATTAGTTTGTTTACTAACCCTTCTGTTGCAATCTTGGTTAGCGGTGATGCGTTTGCAAGTGTCAGCACATCTGTTGGATTAGGTCTTTTCAGCCAAGCGGCTACCCAACCAGTCCATCCACGCACAATCTTCCAACAAGTAACGTCTGGTAGCGCGGTTTTCGGCACCCATCGCTTACCCTTGACTTTTTCCTTCTTTGGCACGGTATACGGGGTGAGTTTTCGCCTACCGCCGCCCGTGATATTCGTTAAATTGTCTAACCCGATGCTAACAATCCGATCTTCTTCATGTTCGTAGGCAGCATCTTCATCCCAAAATTCAGCAACTTTTTGCTTGATGATTTGATGGCCGTCATCCCAAATAGACCGAATTTTATTGCATTTGTATGAGGGATGCCCCGTTTTGGCTTCCCATTCGTGATCGTCTATCCGATTGCCTTTGCCTTTGCCGACGTAAAACACTTCCCCGTTTCGCGGGTCAATTAGCTCATACACATACCAATGCGCCTTGTGTTGGAGCATCAACCTAACTCTTTTTCGGCACCCGTTTCATAGCCGCGGCAAGTTTCTTGCCTTTGTCGGCTTGGTTGAAGTCCTTGGCTACGCTCTGCGGGATGCCCGCTCGTTTGGCAAAAGCGGGGTCATGTGCCGCAGCAGCCATAAACCGACGTTGCTTGTCAGATGTGCTAGGCATTTATGCCTTGTTCCTGCTGCTAATGGCTTTGGCCTTGGCTCGGGCGTCCTCCTTGCTAGAGGCTCCCCATGCCTTAAGTGCGAGGGCTAGGCGTGTCGGTTCGCCGTTCTTTGCCATCGGCCCCGGCATATTGCCCATACGGGCGAGGAAAGAGGCTCGGCGTGGGTTGTCGCCTGACTTGACCGGCGGCTTCAGCGTTCCGCCTGTCTCGGCCTTATACGAGGCACGACCCTTGGCGTTCAGCCCGCCTTTCGCGTTTTGCCCCTCTTTGCGTGTCCAAGCCGCGCTCATTTCTTCGCCGTCTTTGCCGATTGTCGGAACGCTTCGGCAGTTGGCGCACCCGGCTCACCGGGCTTGCGAGTACGCTCTACAGGGCGACCTTCCCGACGCTGCCGGGCTTGGCGTTCTTGTTTAGCGAGAATCGCGGCATACAGTCCCGGCTTACTCACTTGAAAGCTCCTACCGCCAGTTGCAGTTCTTCGTCACCTAAAAACTGTGTAACGTCTCGGCACAACGCATAAAAATCATCGTAATTGAAGTCTGATTTCATACGATTGATTGCTTGGCACACCAAAATCGTGTTTGCAGGCGTGTAGCCAATTGTGCTGTCAATTCGCTCAATTGAAACTGTGTTTAATTGCCCAGCAACCAAGGTCATTTTACGACCTGAATACGCGCAAATTTCTTGCTGATCACGCCACGCTTTTACAATGTCATTTAGCGTAATTGAGAATTCTTGCTTTCGTTTTTCGGCGCTTTTCTGGGCATTTCGCCAAATGGTGATGCCCTTACCCTCAATCGTTGAGTCTTTTTTAGCCCGAGAACGCATATTTCCCGCTGTGCAACACGGCTTACACCAACTATGCAAACCGTCAGACGTTTGTTTGTGCTTAAAAAACAAACTTTCGTCTTTTGCTTCTTTACAGCGGAAGCAAGTTTTCATTTGAAACGCTCCAGTTTGTACAGAAGGGAGGCGATCTCGCCCACGATCTCGTCAATGATGTTCTGCAAATCGGTGTCTTTTGGCAGGTCATCCCGAATGCCCTTCACGAACGTCAGCAGGCTATTGGCGTATACGGCGGCGTCCTTCTGTACCTTAAACCCCTCGGGGTAGTCAGCGAGGGGCATGATGCCGTAGTGGCCTTGATACGCCTCTGCGTACTTGTCGGCCAAGTCCACGATGTTCTGGTAGTAATGGCCGAGTGCCTTGTGGGCGGCGTAGCTCGCCGTCTGCAAATGCAGAAAATGC